TCGACGGACGCATTTTCGCGGAAAATCGAATCGTGAAAACCGCCGAAAATCGGCCATTTCTGCAGGGGCCCCACGGAAACTGCACTAAAAAAGTGCAGTTTGTCGAACGCTATGGCCGGTAACTGGAACAGCGGACGCCGACCGCAGCCGACACAAATGCGGCTGATTCGCGGTAATCCTGGCAAGCGTCGGATCAATCCAGGCGAAGCGAAGCCGCCGGCGGCGACGCCGGCGTTCGACACGCCGCCGATCGAACTGGCCGGCGATCCGATCGCCGAAGCCGAGTGGCGCCGCGTCGCGCCGATGCTGCGGAACTGCCGCCTGGCGACGGAAGCGGAACGGACGGTCCTGCTGGCGCTGTGCCAACAATGGTCGCGGTACCTGGAAGCACAGACGAAAATCCGCGCGCTCGGCATGCTGGTCAAAACGCCGAAAGGCGTACCGATCGCGAATCCGTTCCTGGCGATCGCCGACAAAGCTCTGGCACACTGTCACCGGCTATGGGTCGAACTCGGATTGACGCCAAGTGGACGCGCCAGGATCACGGCGTTACCGGACCATTCCTCGCAGGACGGTAGCAAGTGGGACGGGCTACTGTCCGGCGTGACCGACGCCAGAAACCTGTAACGGCCAAACGCGGAAAGACGCGGCCAGTGTCGGCGAAACGCGGTTCAACGCGGCCAGCGTCGACGGCCGCACGCCGCCGCACGAACGGCGCGCCCGCGCCAGTGCTGCGGCGCGAATCCGCCGACGTCGCGACCTTACGTCCGCACCCGCAGAACTACCGCACGCATACCGCCGAACAGCTGGACCATTTGTGTCGATCGATCGAAGAACACGGCTTGTATCGAAACGTCGTCGTCGCGCGTGACTGGACGATCCTGGCCGGTCACGGCGTCGTCGAAGCCGCGAAGAAATTGCAGCTGCCGGCGGTTCCGGTGATTCGCCTGGACCTGGCGCCGTCCGATCCGCGAGCGCTCAAATTGCTGATCGGCGATAACCAGATCGCACAGCTGGCCGACGTCGACGACCGGCAGCTGACCGACATGCTGAAATCGATCAGCGATTCGGACCTGACGACGCTGCTGGGGACCGGCTACGACGCCGAACAGCTGGCGGCGCTGGTCATGGTCAGCCGGCCGGCGTCGGAAATCAAAGACCATGACGCCGCGGCGGAATGGGTCGGTCTGCCGTCGACGAACGACCAGGACACGCCGTTGACTGTGCATGTGTTCTGTCAGACGCCGGCGGATCGCGCCGCCTTTTTCAAGGCGATCGGCGCGACGAAAAAGCATGTCGTCGTGCGCGAATCGAAACAATCGATCTGGTATCCGCTGCGGACACGCACGCCGAACCACGCGGAAACGTTCGACGAATCGGAGGACTGACCGCATGGCGCGACGTCCGCGCTATCCGATCTACATTCCGTCGAAAGGTCGCGCCGCGGTCTGTCAGACGCCGCGCTGTCTGGACGCGGAAGGCACGCCGTACCGCCTGGTCGTTGAACCGCTGGAACACGACGCGTACGCCGCACACTTCGGCGCCGATCGACTGCTGACGCTGCCGTTTGCGAATCGCGGGCTGATCGCGGCGCGGAACTGGATCAAAGACCATGCGACCGCCGCCGGCCAGGTTCGGCACTGGCAGCTGGACGACAACATTTACCGCGCCTATCGGAAATGGGGGCATCGGAAAATCAGCTGTCCGTTCGGCGTCGCGCTGGCGGTCTGCGAGGACTTTGCCGATCGGTACGAAAACGTCGCGATCGCCGGTCTCAATTACGCCTGGCATGTCGTCGCGAAAGACAATCCGCCGCCGTACTACCTGAACGTTCACGTCTATTCGTGTTCGCTGGTCCTAAACACGATTCCGTACCGCTGGCGATCGCTGTACAACGACGATACCGATCTGTGTCTGCAGGTCCTCGCCGGCGGCTGGTGTACGGTCCTGGTCAATGCGTTCGTCGTGAAAAAGGTGCAGACCCTCACCATGAAAGGCGGAAATCATCCGATCTATCGCGGCGACGGCCGGCTACAGATGGCGCGATCGCTGGTCCGCCGCTGGCCTGGCGTCGTCAGCGTCGATCGCCGGTACCGCCGTCCGCAGCATGTCGTCCGCGACGCCTGGCGCGGCTTCGATACGCCGCTACGACGGAAAGCCGACGTCGTGATCGATCCGACGCCGAATGATTACGGCTTGAAATTGCGGACGTTGAAACCATGACGCGGCGCCGCGCCGATCCTGGTCCGTCACGCGCCGTCCGGTTTATCAACAATCTGACGCATACCAAAGGCGACTGGGCCGGCCGGCCGTTCAATCTGCGACCGTGGCAGGAACGGATTATTCGTCAGGCGTTTCGCACGCGGCGCGACGGCACGCGGCAGTATCGGACGGTGCTGCTGGAAATTCCGCGGAAGAACGGAAAGACGGAACTGGCCGCGGCGGTCGCGCTGTACGGTCTGTTTGGCGATGGGGAGCTCGGCGCCGAAGTCTACAGCGCCGCCGCCGACAAAGACCAGGCGGCGATCTGTTTCCACGTCGCGGCACAGATGATCCGCAACGATCCGACGCTGGAGGCCCAATGCGATCTGATCGATTCGCAAAAGCGGATCGTCCATCGGCCGTCAGGATCGTTCTACCGTGCGATCAGTTCCGAAGCGTTCACGAAACACGGATTCAACGCCAGCACGATCGTCTACGACGAACTGCACGCGGCGCCGAACCGCGAACTGTATGACGTGCTGTCGACGTCGACGGGCGGCCGGCGCAATCCGCTGATGTTTATTCCGACGACCGCCGGCTATGACCGGCATTCGATCTGCTACGAACTGCACGAACACGGCCTCCGCGTCCGCGAGAATCCGAACCTGGATCCGACGTTCCTGCCAGTGATCTATGCCGCGGCACAGGACGCGAACTGGCTGTCGGAGCGCGTCTGGCGCAAAGCGAATCCGGCGCTCGGCGACTTTCGCAGCCTGGAAGAAATGCGGATCGCCGGCCGTCGCGCCGAAGTCATACCGGCACAGGAAAACACGTTCCGCCGGCTGTACCTGAACCAATGGACCGAACAGGCGTCACGCTGGCTGCAGCTGGTCGCGTGGGACGGCTGTCGCCAGGCGATCGACCGCGCCGCGCTGCGGCGGCGCCGCTGCTTTGTCGGCCTGGACCTGTCGGCGACGACGGATCTGACCGCGGCGGTCGGCGTGTTTCCAGACGGCGACGGCTTCGACGTGCTGACCCAGTTCTATCTGCCGGCCGACAACCTGGCGGATCGGATCCGGCGTGACCGCGTGCCGTATGACGTGTGGGCGCGTGACGGCCAGCTGCAGCTGACGCCAGGTAACAGCGTCGACTACGAAGCCGTTCGCGCGACGCTGCAGCAATGGGACGACGAATTCGACGTGATCGCGATCGGCTTCGATCCGTGGAACGCGACCGATCTGACCGAACGGCTGAAAACGCATGACGGCTTTCTGTGCGTGCCGGTCCGGCAGGGGTTCGCGGCCATGTCGTCGCCGACGAAAGCATTAGAACGCGCCGTCGTCGGTCGCACGCTGCGGCATAGCGGCCAGCCGGTTCTACGCTGGAACGTATCGAACGTCAGCGTCGAATCGGACGCCGCCGGCAACCTGAAACCGTCAAAGAATAAGTCGACGGCGCGAATCGATGGCGTCGTCGCGCTAATCATCGCGATCGACATGATGGATCGGCATTCGGCGCCGAAGCCGACGCCGCATGTCTACGTCTACAAAGGAGCGCCGCCATGACCGACACGAACCGCCGCGGACGTCCGCGCCTGGATCCCGCTCACCGGTCAGTCGACGTGCATCTGGTCTTACCGGCGCAGCTGTACGACAAAACGTATGCCGAAGCGAAACGCGCCAGGCAGTCCGTCAACGACTGGATCCGCGACCAGATCCGCGACGCCATGACGCGCCGTCCGCCGCCGGCGACGCCGCCGCGCTGACGGACGGAAAATCGACAGTCGAGCCGGCGCGGTCTTACCCTCGCCGGCTGTGGACCGCACAACCGACACGCGCGTCTGGTACGACTTTCAGATCAAGGCGTTCGACGCCGACGAACGGCGCATCACCGGCATTGCCACGACGCCGGAACCGGACCGCCGCGGCGACGTGATCGATCCGCTCGGCCTGGAATTCGCGGCCGAACTGCCGCTCCTGCTGTTCCACGACAAGGAACGACCGGTCGGCGTCGCGACGTTCGGCCGACCGACCGCCGCCGGCGTGACGTTTACCGCCTGGCTGAAACCGATCAGCGATCCGCCGGCGCTGCGCGATCGCATTGAGGAGGCCTGGCAGTCAATCCGCGCCGGCTTTTTGAAAGGCGTTTCGATCGGCTACCGCGCCGTACCGGACTGGATTAAGCCGCTGGCGACCGGCGGCTACCATTTCACGCGCGCAGAAGTCGTTGAACTCTCGCTCGTCACCGTTCCGGCGAATCCGTCCGCAACGATTACCGGAATCAAAGCGTTCGACCTGGCCGCGTCCGGCCGTCATGTGTCCGCCGTCGCGGACGTTCCCGCAGTACCCAACACCATGCAAACCATTCAGGAACAGATCTCACATTGGACCGGCGTTCGCGGTCCGCTCCTGCAGCGAATGACGGACATGATGTCCGGTCGGACGACGACGCTGGACGGCAACGAAGCGAAAACGTACGACGACCTGGCCGGTCAGCTGTCCGGCTGCGACGATCAGCTGCGGCGGCTGTCCGTCCTCGAGAAAGCGAACATGGCGGCAGCGGCGCCGATCGTCACGAAAGCCGGCGACGTCCGCACGCCGACGATCCAGGTCCGATCCGCCGAACTGCCCAAAGGGCATCTGTTCGTGCGGTCGCTGATGTGTCTGGCACGCGCGAAAGGCGACGGCTACCAGGCGCTCCAGTACGCGCGACAGTTTGATTCGACGCCAGAAGTCGAACTCTGGGTGAAAGCGGCGGTCGCGCCAGGTTCGACGACCGATCCGGCGTGGGCCGGCGTGCTGGCACAGGTCAGTAACATCACCGGCGAATTTATCGACCTGCTACGGCCGGCGACGATCCTCGGCCAGATGCCGACCGGCGGCGCGAACGGTTTGCGGAAAGTACCGTTCAACGTCACGGTACCAGCGCAGACCGCCGGCGGATCGTACGGCTGGGTCGGTCAGGGTGCGCCGAAGCCGGTCACGAAACTGGCGTTCGGTACCACCGCGCTCGGCATCGCGAAAGCCGCGGGGATCATTATCATCACGGACGAACTGGCCAAGCTGTCGACGCCGGCCGCGGAAGAACTGGTCCGGAACGACATGATCAAAGGCATCGCGCAATTTCTCGATCAGCAATTTATCGATCCGGCGATCGCGGAAGTGCCGAACATTTCGCCGGCGTCGATCACGAACGGCATCGCGCCGATCGCGTCGACGGGTGATGCGGTCGCGGACCTGCACGCGATCATCAGCGCATTCGCGACGGCCAACGTCAGCCTCGGCAGTCTGACGCTGATCATGTCGGAAACGAATGCGTTCACGCTTGGCTGGCAGCGTGATCCGGTCAGCGGCGCGCGACTGTTCCCCGGCATCGGCGTCAAAGGCGGAAACGCCGAAGGTTTCAACGTGATCACGTCGAATACCGCGAACGGCTGGGTCATTGGCGTCGCGGCGCCGTACATCCTGTACGCCGACGACGGCCAGGTGACGGTCGACGTGTCGAAAGAGGCGTCCGTGCAGATGGATTCGGCGCCGATGAATCCGCCAGATGCGACTGTCGTTATGCGGTCGCTGTGGCAGGAAAACCTGGTCGGCCTCCGCGCAGAGCGGTACGTGAACTGGAAACGGATCACGCCGAACGCCGTGAAGTTCGTCAGCGGCGCGACCTATACGCCGTCGCTCATGCTGAATCCGGCGACCGGACGGCGCCAGCCGACGCCGGCCGTCGACGTGGAACCGGAAACGAATCACAAACGGCGATCGTGAAACTGCCGTTCGGCTACGAACTTCGCTTGACGCGGGCGACTGGTCCGCTGACGCCGGTACCGGAACGACGCCGGTACCGCGGCAGCTGGCCGGTCGTCCGTGAACCGTACACGGGCGCCTGGCAGAAGAACGAAGAAATCGCGCTATCGGACGTCACACAGAATCCGACCGTCTTTGCTTGCGCGACGCTGATCGCCGAAACGATCGGAAAGTGCCGACTACGCCTGGTCAGCGCGACGGAAACCGACCTCGGAACGGTGTGGACCGACACGACCAGTCCGGCGTATTCGCCGGTCCTGCGGAAGCCGAACCGCTACCAGTCGATCCAGAAATTCGTGGAACTGTGGATCGCATCGAAATTGCTCCACGGTAATACCTATGTCTTGAAACAGCGTGACGGCCGCGGCGTCGTCGTCGCGCTGTACGTGCTGGATCCGACGAAAGTCACGCCGCTGGTCGCGCCGGACGGCGCGGTCTATTACCAGCTCGGACGCGACGACCTGAACGGCTTGACGCCGGATCGATTCGATCCGAACTTTCCGGCCGTGCCGGCGCGCGAACTGATTCACGACCTCATGGTACCGCTGTTTCATCCGTTGGTCGGCGTCAGTCCGATCTATGCGTGCGGCCTGGCGGCGCTGCAAGGCCTCCGCATTCAGGAAAGTTCCACGACGTTCTTTGCCAACGGATCGCAGCCGTCCGGCGTCCTGACGTCGCCGTTACCGCTGACCGAACAGGAGGCCGACGCGATCCTCGAAAACTGGTACGCGCGGCACGGCGGCACGAACGTCGGCAAAGCCGCGGTCCTCGACGCCGGCATGAAATACGAAGCCACGGCACAATCCGCCGCCGATGCACAGCTGATCGATCAGCTGCACTGGTCCGACGAAACGATCGCCGGCTGTTTCCACGTTCCGATCGGCCTGGTCAATACCAGCAAGGCGACGCCGGCGGCGAACAGCGAACAGGCGACACAGCAGTTCTATTCACAATGTCTGCAAGCGCATATGACGGCGCTGGAATTCGCGCTCGACGACGGACTGGAACTGATCCGGCCGTACGGCACTGAATTCGCGATCGACGATCTGATCTGGCTGGATTCGCCGACGCGGACGAAAGCCGCCGTCGACGCGATCGGATCGGGCGCCATGACGCCGAACGAAGCCAGGTACCGCTACTTTGGCCTCGGACCGGTCGACGGCGGCGATACGCCGTACATGCAGCAGCAGAATTACAGTCTGACGGCGCTGGCCGAACGCGACCAGGATCAGCCGTTCAGCAAGCCGCCGCCGGCGACGCCGGCGGTCAGCGGACCGCTGCCGGCGGACGACGACGACCTGGACGACGACGACCTGAACGCGGCATTCCGCGATGCCTTCCACAAAGCCCTCAGCGCGGAGGACTGGTATGCCGCGGCTTGATCCCGTCCGTCTGGCGGCGGACGTCCTGGAAGTCCTCAGAACGGCGCTGCGACCGGTCCTGACGCGCCTGGCGGCAGTCGACACGCGGATCGCGGACCTGGAACGCCGGACGACCGATCCGCCGACCGCCGCCGCGCTGGTCGCGCTGGCTGGCGACGTCGGCGCCGTCCGCGAACGCCTGGCCGCGGTCGAGGCGCGGCCGGCGCTACCAGGACCGGTCGGCGATCGCGGCGCGGACGGCATCGGCTTCGCCGATCCGCCGCTGGTCTATGACGGCGTACGGACGTTCACGTTCTGTTTCGCAAACGGCGTCCAGGTCGTCCTGACGCCGCCGCTGGTCGTCTATCAAGGCGTCTACGTCGCCGGCCGGCCGTACGCGCCTGGCGACGTCGTGACCGCCGGCGGAAACCTCTGGCACTGTAACCAGTCGACACAGCTGCGCCCCGGCAACGACGTCGGCGCCTGGACGCTCATGGTCCGCCGCGGTAAAGACTGGAAAGGTCCGGATCGGTAATGGGCGACGTCTTTGCCGGACCGATCGTGACGCTGGCCGACGCCAAAGAACAGATCGACGTCGCGCACGCCTTACGGGATGCGTTCATTCAGTCGAAAGTCGACGACGCGACGGCGATCGTCGGCGCGTTTCTGAATTTCAATCTGCCGGCGGAACCGTGGACGGCGACGACCGTGCCGCGGAACGTTCGCGCCGCGATCCTCAACGTCCTGGCCGACCAGTGGGCGAACCGCGGCACGGACGACAATCCGGAACCGCAAAAAGGCGGCGCCTTGTCGTACCGCGTCCAGACGCTTTTGGCCCCCTGGCATATCGGCACGGCACGGTAACGACATGCCGCCTGTCAATCCGATCGGACGCATGACCGAACCGCTGACCATTCAATCGGACGATCCGCCGTCGTCCGTCGTGTCGTCGCTGTCGCAGACCGCCGGCCGTGCCGACGCCGTGACCGCGACGCCGCACGGACTGACGACCGGTGATTACGTCGCCGTCCGCGGCGCGATGCCGCTCGGCTATAACGGCGAACAGATCCAGATCGTCGTGACCGGTCCGACGTCGTTTTCGTACGACGTCGCTGACACGCTGGACTCGCCGGCGTCCGGATCGATCACGGTCGACTTTCGATCGGATTCGCAAGGCGGGAGCGGATCGGGTTGGTGGGATGTCGGCGTCGTCTATGGCCAGGTCCAGCCGTTGACAGCTAGCGAACGCCTGGCCGCGGAAGCCGTCGCATCGATCGCGACCTATCGCGTCACGATTCACTATCAACCGGATCTGTGGCCACACATGCGGCTGAAATGGACGAAGTTTCAGGAATCGGCGCCGACGCTGCTCGAGATTGCCGGCGTCCTGCCGCACGCCGATCCGGCGTTCGCGCATCGGTACTTGATCCTGGAATGCGGCGAAGTGCAGGGGGCCTGAATGGCGAATTCTGCGCTGCAGCCGGTCAGTCAAGCCGTGTTCAAAGTGCTGAACGTGCCGGCATTGACGGCGCCGCCGCCGGTCGGCGCCGGCGGACGCAAAGTCACGGACGATCCGTCCGTCGACTCGTCGGCCGATTTTCCGTTCGTCTGGTACGAACTGGCGTCCGAAACGAACGTCAGCAGCCTCGGCCGCGGACCGTGGCTGATGGAAATCGCCGTCAACGTCCATGCGTTTTCCACGTACGCCGGCCAGTCAGAAGCCCAGCGGATTATTGAAACCGTGATCGACTTGCTGCGGTCGTCGGCGCTGCCGGTCGTCGGCTGGACGCCGTGGTACCTGCCGCACGATCGGAATGTGCTTCTACCGTTTGAACAGCTGAGCGGAATCAAGGTGACAGAACTGGTCACACAGTTTCGGCTGTACGTCGAAGAACAGGACTTTCCGTGATCGATCCGGAATCCGACCGACCGCCGCTGATCCTGGACGAATCCGGCGAACCGGCACGCCGGCCGGCGTCGCGGCTGTGTCCGCGCTGCGGCGCTGGTCCAGACCAGCGCCAGGCCTCCGCTGGCTTCGGTCGGACCGTGCATGACGTCTGCCGGCGCTGCGGACATGCCTTTGAGGAGCGAACCATATGGCCGACGAAACGGTAACGATCCGGCGGGCGACGGTGACGGTCCGCGGCGCGAGCGCTGCCGCCGCCGGCGCGGCGACGCCATGCCAGGACAGCTATACTCGCGGGCCAGCGTTCCGCGCGAACGTCCGGCTGTCGAACCTGGCGAACGACACACTGGCGGCAGCTGGCGAACTGTGTAGCCGCGTGCCGGACGGATCGATCGACGCGCTGCTGGCCAGCGGGAAAATCAGCGCCGTCGGTACGTCATACGCGGACACGATCCGCAATGAACCGATGCCGCCGCTCCCGCGCCGGCCGCGGAGGTAATCATGGGCAAAGCCGGTTCGGCAGACTTCAGCGTGTTCCAGGTCGACGGCTTCGACTTGCTGCCGGCGAAAGTGCAGACGGCGACACACAAGGTCGAAAACGTCCTGGAACAGACGACCGGTCTCGGCGATCGGTGGGAAGAACACACGCCGACCGGTCTGCGCCGCGTCCTGGTCACGCAGACCGGCGCATTTTTCGACACGCGCCAGAACACGATTCACGAAGCGTTTCAAGGCATGCCGTTGACGCCGCGCACGCTGGTCATGGCGGTCGGCCCCGCCGGCGGTACGGCCGTCGTCGCGACTGGCGTGTATAACCAGTCGTACAGCGTCGAAGCGAAAAACGCCAAACTGACACGCGCGAACGTCACGTATACCGTCAGCGGCGCCGTCAGCGAAAGCGCGATCGTGCAAGCCCCGGATCCGCAGACCGCGGACTGGACGTCCGCCGTGATCGATCAGGGCGCCGCGACCGCCGGCGGCGGCGAAGCGTTACAGCTGGTCACGCAGCTGACCGGTCCGACCGGCTTTGTCGGCACACTGCGCGACAGTCCGGACGGCATCGTGTTCGCGGACCTGATCGCGTTCGCCAGCGTCGTCGCGGCCGGCGCGGCGAAAACATTGCCGATCGCCGGCACGATCGATCGCTATGTCGTCTATAGCGGAAACCTGGACGGCGACGGCACGGTACGCGTGCTCGCCAGCCTGAAACGGCACTGACACGGAGGGACCATGCCAGGCAAATACGGATCGCCAGATGTAACGGTCGGCTTCGACGACGGCCCGGGTCCGACCGGCCAGCTGGTCGCGATCGAAAACTTTTTCATGGAAATCGGCGGCGCGAAAATCGAAGTCCGCACCCAGGACAGTACCGCGTTCGGCGATCGCTGGAACGAACACGTTCCGACCGGTCTGCGCGGCTGTCCAGCCATCAAAATGAGCGGTCTGTTCGACACGACGCCGGACGGTCCGCACGACATTCTGCAGGTCCGCGACGCGGACTGTGATCCGAACGGCGGGACGCGCACGCTGGCGATCGGCTTCGGCGACGGCAAAACGTTCACGGTCGAAACGCGGCTGATCGATTACGAAGTCGCGGCGCAGAATGCCGCGCTCACGGAATTCACGGCGACGGTCCAGCCGACCGGCGCGGCGGTCTGGTCCTAACACGGTCATGTCAATCTTTGCGTCACGCACACAGCGGACGATTGAAATTCCGTTCGATCCGCCGCATACGGTCACGATTCAAAAGCTGGCCGGCCGGCATCTGGAAAAGGCGCGGCAGGAACAGCAATTCGCGTCGTTCGACTTTGTGAAACGGATCGGCGGCATGGCGGCATTTCGGCAGGAGCTCGGCGCCGTCACGAACGCCGATCGCCAGGTCGAAGCCGCGAAGTCCGATCCGTTTCAGCGGTTCGCGCGGTCAGTCATTCTGGAAAAAGGCGTCGTGTCCTGGTCGTACGACGAGCCGGTATCGGCCGAACGCCTGGACGACCTGGACGACAGCGCCGCGGACTGGCTGGCACGGCAGATCCTCGACCTGACCTTGCCGAACGGCGACGGGGAAAAAAAAACTTCTACCTAGCGATCCACCGCGCCTTAGACGGCGACGGACCGCCGCCGCTGGAACTGGTCTTATCGCGGCTGTGTGAGGAATTCTGCTGTCTGCCGTCTGACGCCTGGCGCGAATACATGCGACTGCCGGCCGGCATGGTCGATCGCATCCTGGAAGCCCGCGCGTATTCGCGCGGTTACGTCGTCTATCAGGCGCGCGGCCAGGGCAAGGTCGATCCGCCGATTCTGCAGCTGGTCAAAGCAAACGACCTGCAGCTGGTCCAGGACGCGCTGGACGCGAGGCGGACGGCATGACGCTGACCGCAACCGTCGACACTGGACCGGTCCGCCAGGCGTTCGACGCGCTGCTGGCCGACATGCGCGACCGCACGAAAGCCGCGTCGTTGACGTCGGCGAACGGCATCGTCCGCGAAAGTCAGGCGCGGGTGGCGCGGCGGACCGGCGACACGTCGCGCGGTATTCACGCCGAAGAAACGTACGACGGAACCGGTTACGTCGTCCTGGTCACGCGCGAAGTGCGGCGGCAGCTGCCGTACTGGCTGGAATTCGGTACGCAGTACATGACGAAACGGCCGTTCCTGTTCGCGTCGGCGGCGCTGGAAGAGGGACCGCACGCCGATCGGATCGCCGACGCCGTACAGACGTCCATAACCGCGTCAGGATTCGGAGGGTAAGACGTTTATGGCTGGCAGTAATCCAGGAATGGTCATTCGCGTCGCGGCGAACCTGGACGACCTGGAACGCAGTCTTGACGACGCGAACGGCGCAATCGAGGGCCTCGCCGGCGACCTGGCCGCGGCGTCCGCCGCGTTCGACGGCGGCGACATCGCCGCCCAGGCGTCCGCCGCCGAAGCCGCGCTCGACGACATCGGCGACGCGGCGGCGCTGACCGCGGCAGAACAGGAGGGCCTGAACGCGGCGGTCGCGAACGGCGTGACACAGTACGGCGCGCTCGAATCCGAAGGCCCGCCGGCGCTGGACGCCGTGGCCGCGTCGACAAAGAACGTCAACGAACAGACGTCCGGTCTGTCGACGACGATGATCGCGATCGGAACGGCGATCGGCAACCTCGGCGCCGAACTGCTGTCCGCCGGCTTACAGCTGGTGATCGACCTGGCGAAACAGCTGGGCGTGGAACTGGCGAACATCATTGTCGAGGGATCCGACGTCGCCGATCTGTCCAGTTCATTCGACACGCTGACGGGCAGTGCCGGCTTGCTTGGCGACACGCTGCTGACGCGGCTGCGTGCCGGCACGCAGAACACGATTACCGACATGGAACTCATGCAAACGGTCAATCGCGATCTGAATGCCGGCATGGCGCTGACGGAAAGTTCGTTCGGCGTCCTGGCGGACGGCGCGTTCGCGCTGGCGAATGCGACCGGCAAAGACGTCAGCGAAGCGTTCGACCTGATGAATGACGCCATGCTGACCGGCCGGACGCGGGCGCTGGAAATGGAAGGCATTCACGTCAATCTGACGGAGGCCGAACTGAGATACGCCGACGCGAACAATATCGTCGGTCGCGAACTGGAAAAGAACGAAAAGCTGGAAGCCGCACGCGCCGGCATTCTGGACGCCGTGGCGGCGTCGACGCGCCGGCTGGGCGAACAGACCGCCGGTCTGGACGAAATGATCCAGCAAGGTAAGGTCAGCTGGTCGAACTACCGCGCCGAACTCGGCAAAGCCGTCAACGAATCCGGCGTCCTGTCGACCGGCGTCAAGGCGTTACAGGAGGCCATGGTCCGCGCGTTCGGCGGATCGACGGAAGCGATGATCGCCGGCATGACGAACTGGATCAACACAGCCGCGATCGCCGTCGTCGACGCGGGGATCAAGGTCGTTGACTTTGGCACGTTCGCGGCGCGGGCGTTCGGCGTCGTCAAAACGCCGATCGATGCGATCACGACGGCGATCATGTTCTTCGTCGAAAAAATGACCAGCGCGACCGCCTGGCTGGTCGAACTGGCAGCAAAGGCGCCAGGCGTCGGCGATCAGTTTCGCGGCGTCGCCGAACAGACACGCGCCATTGCGACCGAAATGACCGCGGCACGGTTACGCGCACAGGAACAGCTGGCCGCGTCGGTCGACCTGGCGCAAGGGCAAGGCGTCGTGATCGAAGCCCTCGGCCGGACGCGCCAGGTCCTCGTCGACACGAAAGCCGCAATGGAAGGCGCCCAACGCGCGCACGAAGCCGCGTCGACGGCCGCACGCGACCACGCGACCGCGGCCGATACGACGACCGCGGCGCTGCAGCGGACCGGTCAGACGGTCGACGGGCTGATTCCGAATCTGCGATCGTTCGGCGACGGACTGGCGGCGTACAAACGGCCGATCGCCGACACGTCTACCGAAGTCGAACAGCTGACCGCGCATCTGCGGACCGGTCTGATTCCGGCGACGACTTTGTTCAATCAATCGCTGGCGCAGCTGAAAAAGCCGGTCGACGATAACAGCGCCAGTCTTACCGTCCTGAATCAGACCGCGGAGGCCAGTACCGACGCGCTGACGACCGCCGGCGGCGCCGCCGTCGACATGAGCGACAAAGTACGGTTCGCGGCCGAAACCGTCCAGAAAATGTCCGTCAGCTGGTCCGAAGCGATGGATCTGGTACGGCAAGGTCAAGGCACCATGACCGGACAGATCGCGTCGCGCGGTCCGTCGCTGCGCGGAAAACCGTCGTCCGAATGGGCGAAAATCGCGGCCGAAGCCGGCGGAACCGTGCGATTCGATTCGTACAACAATCCATACGTGGACTTTACCGGCGGCTTCGGCGGCGGCACGGCGACGCCGAATCTGCTGTATAGCTCGCAGGCGAACCTGGAACAGATGTACGGCGGACCGTTCGGCGCCGCGGCGGCATTCATGGCGCCATTCGTCGGCGGCGGCGGCGGCACGACGACCACGACGAATATCAACGTCAATACCGTGATGGGCGACAAACACGAGATCGCCCGCGTCGTGAAAGATGCACTGGCCGACGACTGGCGCAGTACCGGCACGCGCGCATGACGATCACGTTCGCGATCAGCGGCACGCAGAAAGCGATCACGCCGGCGCGGTCGAAGCTGGCGCGATCCGGCGCGACGCGATCCGGCTGGCCGCTGGTCGTCGGAACGACCGCCTGGCTGTACGCGCTGTCGAACGTCGCCCGCAGCGGCGCGACGCGATCGAACTACACGTCCGGCCGCGGCTTCGTCAGCGTCGGCGGCGTCCACGTCGGCACGCTGCCGGCGGATTCGCTCGAGAAAATCGTGGGCGGCCTGACGATTACCGACGCGCTGAACGATCAGCCGAACCGCTGTACGTTCCGCGTCCGCGGCGTCGTGCCGAAAATCGGATCCGACGTGATCGTGACGATCGGATCGAAGAACAATGCCGATCGGCTGTTCGCCGGTCAGATCCTCAACGTCAGTCACGGCTACGTCGGCACGCCGGCGAACTACTGGCACGACGTCAACGCGATTGACTGGACCTGGGGGCTGAATCAACGGCTTGTGGCGCGACGCTGGACCGCGACCAGTGCGACGACGATCGCGATCGACCTGGTGACGGCCGGCGCGCCCGGGTACGGCACGCGCTATATCGCGGCCGGTCTGCCGGCGCTGGACGAATTCACGACGACGAACGAAGAACTGTCGTCCTCGCTGACCGCGCTGGCGCGACGGATCGGCGGCTATTGGTACGTCGACTACGCGCGACAAGTGCATCTGTTCGTCAACGACGAACCGCACGTCACGCCGCCGTCGATCGTCAATGCGACGCATGCGACGCTGACCGATCTGGTCGTCGATCGCGACGGATCACAGCTGGTCACGCGCGTCTATGTCGAAGCCGGCGGCGCCGCGGCGCTGGCGGAAGTTCGGCCAGGCGAGACGATCATGCCGATCGCGACCGCCAGCTGGTACGAAGCCGCCGGCGGCGTCGTCATGTCCGGTCCGCAGCGGATCCGGTACGGCGGCGTCCTGGTCGGCGGCGGCGGATCGCTGGTCGGTCCAGGCGCCGCGCCAGTCGTCGCGCCGGTCGGCCTGGTCGTCGGCGGTAGCGGCATTGAGCCAGGCGAACACGCGTACGCGGTCAGTTACGTGACCGCCGCCGGCGAATCGCTGGTCGGTCCGCGGCTGACGCTGATCGTCGGCACGATCGCGCCGCCGCCGGCGCTGACGATCGGCAGTCAGCTACTTGGCGTCGGTCCGGATCCTGGCTGGCATTACTGGGCGGTCACGTTCGTGACCGCGACCGGTGAAACGACGATCGGCGCCGGCGCGGTCGCGACGATCCCCGACGCGCCGGTTCCGCTGGCGGCGCCGACGCCAGGCACGCCAGGATTCGGCGGCGCGATTCCGCCAGGCACGTACTACTACGGCGTGACGTTCCAAACGCCGTCCGGCGAATCGCTGATGAGTCCGGCCAGTCTGCCGGTCACGATGATCCAAAACGCGATGGCGCCGCCGTCGACGGGGCCGGTTCCTGGCACGCCGACGACTGGCGGATCGATGCCGCCGGCCGAATACGCGTACGCGGTCACGTTTGAAACCGCGACCGGTCAGACGACCGCCGGTCCGTCCGGTCCGTGGATCACGCTGACGGCCGCGTTCAACGCCATTCCGCTGACACACATTCCGACCGGACCGACCGGCACGATCGCCCGACAGCTGTACCGCACGCAGAGCGGCGGCGGTCTGATGTTTCTGACGCGGATCGCGGATAACACGACGACGGCGTACACGGATACGGCGCCGTTCTCGGCGCTGGGCGGACCGCCGCCGGCGACGAATACGACCGGCAGCTGGACGACATCGGTTCCGCTGTCCGTCGCGACCGGACCGGCCGGCACGACGGCGCGGCGCGTCTACCGATCCGGCGGCGGGGCGTACGGTCACGTCGGCACGATCGCGAACAATTCGTCAACGTCGTTCACGGATATCGCCGGCGGCGGCGGCGTCGCGCCGCCGAGTGTGAACACGGCCGGCCAGCGCCAGGTGCAGCTGACCGCGATTCCGATCGGCGGACCGGACACGACGGCACGCCGCGTCTACCGCACCCGGGCGAATGCGATGGGACCGTTCGGCCTGGCGCTGACGCTGAACGACAATACGACGACGACCGCGACCGACACGACGCCGGACGCCAGCCTCGGCGCCGCGCCGCCGGCGACGGCGACGGCGATCGCGTCGCGCGTCAATCTGACCAGCGTGCCGATCGGACCGGCGGCGACGACGGCGCGAAAGCTCTACCGCACGAAAGCCGGCCAGGCGGCGCTGCAGCTGCTCGCGACGATCGCGGATAACACGACGTCGGCCTATGGACCGGACGCCGCCAGTGATGCGACGCTCGGCGCCGCGCCGCCAGGCGCCGACACGTCCGGACTGTCACAGCCATCCGGCAGCGTGAATGCCGGCGCGACGTCGCTGATCGTCGCCGGCGCTGGCGCGTTTCCGTCGACGGGCGGCTGGGCCGTGATCGGCAATGGCCAGCAAGTCGTCCGGCATACCGGCGTCAGCGGAAACACGCTGACCGGCATTCCGGCGTCCGGACCTGGATCGATCACGGCGTCGATCGCCTATAACTCGACCGTCACGGTCGCGCCGGCGCTGACCGGCGTGCCGGCGTCCGGTGACGGCGCGATTCAGTATCCGATCGTCGAAGGCGACGACGTGAACCTGTGGATCCAGGTCGACGACCTGGCGGCGCAGACTGCCGTGGCGCTGCTGTTCACGTCCGCCGCCGCCGGCGTCCATAGCGGCGTGATCGAAGATGTAATCCAGGATCGCCGGCTGTCGGCGGCGGAAGCTCGCGCCCGCGGTCGCGCACATCTGCAGCAACGGCGCGAACTGCAGATCCGGATTCGCTACCAGTCGCGTGACATCAATTCACGCAGCGGTCGACCGGTGACGGTCAATCTGCTGTCGGCGCCGTATGCGCTCAGCGCGACGTTCATGATCCAGACGGTCCGCGTGTCGCATACGACGCCGGATCTACTGCCGACGTTCGACGTCGAAGCCAGTTCCGAACGCTTCAGTTTCGAGGACCTGTTACGCCGCTGGCGTGACTTACCGGAGGGGTAAGCAATGGCGACGATCGCACGGACGCCGATGATCGACGACGACGGCAGCGGTACGACCGGAACCGTAATCAATGCCGCATGGAAAACCGAACTGTATGACCAGATCGACGCGGCGCTGGCGCTGATCGGCGGCGGGGCGCATGCGCCGTCGCACAATACCGGCGGCAGCGATCCGATCACGGCGCTCGCGGCCAGCGTAATCACGTCCGGCACGATCGATCCGGCACGACTGCCGGCGCTGCAGACCTGGACACCTTCATTCGGTACGCAGAACACGCCGATTCCTGGCGCGACCTATAACAATCGATCCGGCTGGTCGATCGTCCTGGGCGATCTGGTCGTCGTCGGCTTCGACGTCTATCTGTCCAACAAAGGCACGCCGCCGGCGGGGCTGCAGCTATCGATCGTCGGCTTGCCCGTGCCGGTCCGTAGTGGAACGCTGCAGGGCGGCGGCGTCATAACGCTGTGGTATCAGCTGGCGGTCGCGCATGTGTCAGTGCAGATTAATCCGGTACCGGGACAGCCGTACCTCGCGTGCGGCGCGACGACGACGGCGACGGTCACCACGGGCGTGCTGACGACTGACCACCTGACCAATACGACCAATTTACGCGGCGTCGCGATTTACGCGAAATAACTTCGCCAGCCAGTCGCGCCAGGTCCGGCGCGGCGGCGCCGCCGGCGGCGGCGGCACTGGCAGCTGCCAGCCGGCGCGAGCTTCCAGCCGCGGAACGTGCTGACCGGCGGCACGCAGTACGTCGTCGTCGTCGTCGTCGTCCTGCATTAGCGGCCAGTTCTAGCACGAACTTTCCTGTCGCGTGAAATCGGTGACGAAAGAATTGTTCCCCGCACAGAAACGAATTTCGGCACAATGGCGCCCGGGCGAACGGGAGGCGCCGGCTATGGCGACAGTACCCGACCGATCCGACAGCCAAGTACGCCGCCTGGTGATTGTCGTGCTCGCCGTCACCATCACCGGCTGTCGTTTCATCCTGACCGCGCCGAGTCCGATCGTGACGGTGAATAACGCCAATACCAGCACGAACACGAACAATAACGACAACGTGAACCACCCCCCGCCGCCGACGCCTGGCAACGGTTCGCCGCCTGGCATCGGCAATGTGTCGCCGGTGAATCCGCAGCTGCCCCGCGCACCGGATCCGCCGGCCGGCGGCGTCCTGCCGTATCCGGCCAGCGCGGAACCGGTCGTCAAGTCGATCGCGGCGACGCACCCGCAGCTGCTCGCGCAAAGTTGCGTCGACGTCTACGGTCCGGCGGCGTGGGCGTTTCTGGACAAAGTAATCGACACGCTGCGGCAGACCGACACGCGCTGGGGCTACGTCTGCAAGGCGGGAAACTGCGTGAACATTTCCGGCGACGTCATTGCCTACCACGCGACCGGCGGTCCGTCCGTGCAAGGCGCGCTCGGAACCTGGGAAATCGACATTATCCAGAATCACTGTCCGGGGCCTGGCATGTCCGCCGCTGTGTCGTTCCAGGTTCACGCATTCGCGCCGACGAACGTGTGGGGCACGCGCGGCCGGTTCTAAGAAAGGAACGACGACGCCATGACGAAACCACGCGCCGAAATCCAGTTCCTCGAGCTCACGCTCACGGCGTCAAACGGCACGGTCACACGAATGTCCGGCGACGTCACGGTAACGACCGACGCCGGCGGCGGCGAACCGCTGCCCGAACCGCCGGACGGCGGCGGCGTCGATCATGCGTACTTCAACGCGCTACGGGTCCGGTCGGATTGTGTCGCGGCCGTGTCGTTTCGCGACCAGGCGGAAATCGACGCGCTGTACAGCAAGGCGGAACCGCGGCGCCTGTCGTACTGCTATCCGGACGATCCGGATCCGCGTCGGCAGGACCTCGGCAAACTGGTCTTACCGGACGGCTGCGGGAACTTCGGGAATGGCATCGTCGTGCCGATTCCGCCGGCGAACGGCAAGGTCGTCTTTGTCACCTGGGATCAATGGCTCGGCGCCGAATTCCATTACGCGCATACGGCCATCAACAATCAAAAAGGTTTCCCGTACATCGGCGACGATCGCAGCGGCGGCGGCTTTTTTGAATGGCAGATCAATTATTCGACGGCGCGGCACGCGACGCACAATCAACCGCCAGGCGGCGATCCGGCGCTGTCGGAATATGACGGCAAGCCGAAAGGCTACGTCACGATGTTTCAGCCGCAAAGCCTGTCCGGCGCGACGCCGCATTATCCGCCGTGCTTTCGCGGCGCACATTCGGTCGACGACGCCGGCAATACGCTCCGCGTCGTGATGCCGCACGGAGCGCCGCCGAAGGAACAGCGCGACTATGGCGAATGTCCAGGACCGCTCGCGGCCGAATTCGGTTTGGTCGCGGAAAAGCTGTTCCGGACGTTCTGGGTTTTCGCGCCGATCGGCGGTCGCGACTGGTGTGCGTGGATCTGGGCGGCGGACGTCGATCGCGATCCGGTCCTGGTCCTGGACGCCTGGACGTTTACCGCCGATACCGATCAGCCGTTCTCGACTTGGCATCTGCACGTCGGCATCGGTAACGCCGACGCCAACGACGCCGCGCGGCCGGGGCGCGGACCGCTGACCGCGTATCTCGGCAATTTGATTGTGCTGCACGCGGCGACGGTCGAGGACGTCTTTGCCTTGCTGCAACGACCGGCGGTTTCGTCGGCGGCGGACCCGACGACGTAAGGATTACTTCGGCGGCTTGCGCGGACCGCGGCGCCGGCCAGGTTCGCGCATGACGTCGAAGCCGCGCGACTGTAATAGCTCGTCGTACGCGTCGTCAATGCCGATCAGCAGGTCGTCGACGAGGCATTCCAAACCTTTCGCCAGGCGAATCAGTGTCACCGGTTTGGTCAGACCATAGCGGCCGTGTTCAATGCCGTTCAGCTGCGGCTGGCGCATGCCGATCCGGTCGGCTAACGCTTGCTGTGAGAGTCCGCGCTGCAGCCGCAGCTGGCGAACGTTCTGACCGATCGTCCGTCGTAGCACGCAGAAGCCGGCAGCGTACAGCTGGCCAAGTGCGGAACCGGCAAGTCCGATTCCGCATAGTGCTCGCCAGTGATGTATGGTGAACATCATAGGATTCGGCACCTATACCCCCTCCCCGAACCATTTGCCGTCGTGCGTCGGTTTTCCGTGCGGAGTCGAAGCGTCATGTACAGCCGATCTGTTTTGCATTCGGCCGCGGACGTTCGGTCGATCAGTCGCGCCGAACGCCAGCTAGTCGCGGCATTTCGCCGCTGTTCGTCGGACCGTCAGCGGTCCCTGGTCCAGATCGCCGGCGTGTATGCCGTGGCGACGGCGGCAGAAGTGCCGCCATTGTGTGCAGTGCTGCTTTTCCGGCGTCGGTCGTTTCCTCGTAAGACGTGAACACGGCCAGGACGTCGCTGGACGCGACGATCGGATGGGTGTTCGCGATCAGCTGCATGACATCAAACAGCCGCCAGCGAAAGACGGTCAGATGCGCCGTCAGCGCGGTCGTCGTGCGTACGCGTCCGCGTTCGTGGGCCTGGACCGTCGCATAGTTCGGACCGCCGCGGCGCATCACGTCGCGTAAGGTCCAGCGGCGCCGCCGGCGTTCGCGCTGTAGTAATTGGCCGACTTCGCGCCACAGCGCCGGATCCCGCATGGCCGTAGTCTACGCCGCCGGCAAAATATGACGAAATACCTATTTTCATCCGTGGAAAATGCACCCCGGCCGTGTGACGAAAAAAATGGTCGACAGCCGCTCACGCTTTTCTGTAGGATGCGCCGCCTATGGCTTCTAACCTGCGACGGTTACGCAAACGTGCAGGACTGACACAGCCGGAATTAGCCGTGATGGCTGGCGTCAATCAAACGACCATTTCCGTCCTGGAACGCGGCAAAATCGCCGATCCACGGCATTCCACCATTCGACGAATCGCGAAAGCGCTCGGCGTGTCGGTCGACCGGCTGCACGATGCACTGGCGGCGAGTCGGCGCGGACTGCGGCAGCTGTCGCCGGTCCTGATTCTGATCAGCTGGCTGTAACGCCGCCAGGTTCGACATGGCTGACGCCGCGTTACTGCGCTGTCCGCACTGCGGCGGCGTGTTACTGGTCAGTCCGGCCGCGGTCGCGCCGGCGATCGCCGACGACCGCGGCGCTGTACCTGTATCTGTAGAACGTACCGATCCTGTACGTACAAGTACAAGTACAAGTAATACAGGTACAGCGCCGCCAGTCGCGCAAAATCTGCCCCTGCCGCTGCCGGTCACGCCGCCGTCGAAGGGGCAACCGTCGACGCTGAAACGTGTCGTCGCGATCGCGCATGCGTGCATTCGCAAGGAATCCGACGCCGCCGGCGCGACCGAAGCCGTGAAACAGACCTGTCTAGCGCAAGGCATCGATCCGTACGCACGCGATCGATCCGGCCAGCCGCTGTACGCGGTCGCGATGGATATTGCCTATCGTCAGCAGAACGACGAACCGCGGCGCCAGGTGACGCGATGATCCAGCTGCCGCCATTCCGCACGCAGCCGACCGCGACCGAACGCGACTATGACGCGCTGCTGGTCGAACTGACCAAACTGCGATCGGCGGTCGCGCTGCTGGCGACCCGCATGACGTCGCTATCCGACGACGACGGCCGGATCCTGGTCGATCTGCTGTCGCCGGCGACACGGAAAAAACCGACCGGAGGCGCGTGATGATCGAAACCGCGGCGGCGCCGCACGACGACATTCTGTTGACGATCTGGACCGTCTACGACCGGCCGCGCGACTTTCCGGCGCATGTCGTCGTCCGCCGCCGGCACATTACCGCCGGCTGCGATCGGCCGTCGACGGCGGCGCTGCTGTTTCCGACGCTGGCCGAAGCTCGCGCCCACCTGGCGGCGAAACAGCTGATTCGCCTGGACCGCGATCCGGCCGACGATCCGGCCGTCGTGGAAATCTGGATCTGAGCGGGGTGCTAATATGTGGACATATGTCGACATATTCCCTATTGATTCAGTTCAGCGCCAACGATCAGCGCCGGCTATTCGCGATCCGCGAACAGACCGGCATGCCTGTTACCGATCAGATTCGTCGCGCCGTCCGACACTGGCTGGACGCGATCGAACACAGCGATCCGAATGATCCGAACGACGCCGCCGCGCGAATCGTGCGACAGTCCGGACGCCTTACCGACGCCGCCGGACGACGATCGGTACCTTCGTCTGGTCGACCTGGCGCGGTACGCGTCGCTGTCCGTCCGCACGCTGCAACGGCTGATCGTCGATCCAGACGATCCGCTGCCGGTCTCTCGCCTCGGAAGGGCAACGTTCGTGCGTAAATCCGACTACGACCGTTGGCTGGCGAACCGTCAGCACCGCAGCCGCGCCGCCGGCGCGGACCTGTCAGACGACGACCGCCGGATCGCGCTGGCGCTCCGCGGCTATCCAGCGGAGCGACGCTAATGGCGCGACCGCTGGTCCATACCATGACGGTCCGGCACGTCGCCGGCCGGCCGGCCCCGTGGGGCGTGTTCTGGCGCGGTCCGGATCCGACGACCGGCAAACGGCGGACGTTCGCGCTGTTCTTTGCGACCGAAGCCGAAGCCGTCGCGGAAAAGGCGCGGCACGAAGCGAACGCCGCCGCGCTGCCGCCGCCGCCGCCAGCTGCGACCGCCGTGCCGGCGAAGCCGAAAGCCGCGCCGCCGCGACCGGCCGACCAGAACGACCTGGCCGGCGATCCTGGCACGTTCCAGCAATTCGCCGAACGCTGGCAGACGGCGATCGTGTCGCGAAAGAAACCGTCAACGCAGAAGATGTATCGCGACACGCTGGAAACACACGTTTATCCGACGCTCGGACCGGTCAAGGTCAAGGCGATCGGCACCGAACAGATCGTCCTGGTCGTCACGACACGCGCCGCCGCCGGCGTCGGCTGGGGGACACAGAAAGCGATCATCCGTGTCGTGTCGTCGTGTCTGCGCTGGGCCGTGCGGTTCGGCCATCTGTCGCACAATCCGTGCTTGCAGCTGACCAAAGAACTGCGCGACGACAGCGCCGGCGACTACGAGGAACCGGAACCGAATCCGCTGTCCGCGGTCCAGGCGACGGCGTTTCTGAGCTGGCTGCGAACCGGCGTCAGCGGCGTCGACGTCACGACACGCGCCGGCCGGCTGGATCGCGTCACGCTGACACGCGAACAGCTGCACGCGCGTGTCTGGTCGAATTCGTCGCTGGCCGCGGTCGCGGCGCCGCTGTGGCTGTCGGCGACGGAGCTCGGCGCCGTCTGCCGGCGCTATGACGTGCCGCTGCCGTACAACCGGTATTTCAGCCGCAAAGCGGCCGGCGCGAACCTGCAACCGACGCCGCTGCCGGTCGTCGACGATCCGGCGCGACAGCGGATCACGTTCGATCGGCGCGGTCAGTACCGCGGCTGGTATGCGTACTTTCTGACCTTGCTGCTGACCGGCATGCGTCGCGGCGAAGCCGCCGGACTGCGCTGGCAGACCGTCGATCTGGATCGCGGCCTGGCGATCCTCGAGCGGAACTATTCGCCAGCTGCCGCTGCCGCCAGTCCGACCGGTGACGGCGACGTGACGCTGAAAAGCAAACGCCGCCGCACGATCGAAATTGACGCGGAACTGATTCCGGTACTGCGCGACCTGCAGCGGATCCAGCGCGAACAGGCGTTCGCCGCTGGCCGGAAATGGACCGATCGCGACTACGTGTTTCGGACCGATCGCGGCGTGCGTGTCCTGTCGGATTCGACGACTGCGGAACGGGTGTTCGTGGCCGGCATGGACGCGATCGGCGCCGGCGACGAACGCCACACGATCCACGACTGCCGCGACACGTTTGCGACGTTGCATCTGCTGAAAGACAGCGGAAAAGTTACCTGGGTGTCCTGGATGCTCGGCCATCGCCAGCGGTCCACGACGTTCAACCGATATGCCAAGTGGGTACCGGCGTGGGCCGGCGATCGGCGCATGTCTGGCGATCTGAATCTGACCGGCGCGATCCAGCTGCCGGACGCGGAGGCAAACCGATGATCGGTCCAGGAAAGTACGATCCGGAAACCACGCGCATCCGGCGCGACACGCACGCCGCCGGCGTGTTACTTGTCGTGTTCGACGGCGATCGCGGAAATGGATTTTCGGCGCAGCTGCCGCTGGACCTCACCTTACGAATTCCAGAAATACTGCGCGACATTGCTGACCAGATCGAACAATCCGGACCGGTGAAAGCGATATGAAAGCCACAGTCGAAGTGAAAGACCGGAAAGAGGCGCAAGCGATCCGCGACGCGCTGCAGGACGCGGACGTCCGCGCGTTCTGTCGTCACGATGGGCATATTGCGCCAGCTGCCGAACGATCGCGCACGCCAGCGTGTCCTGGCGTTCGTGTCCGATTACTTCGCCGAACAGCATGCGAAATTGCCGTTCGACGGCGACGCCGACACGGTACCGCCGTCATGACGCCGCCGCGGCTGTCAATCGCGGATATGTTCGCCAGCTACCGCGCCGGCGTCATTCCAGACGACGCGCCGGCGATCCAGGTCGACGAATGCCGCCGCGCCTTTTACGCCGGTTCGTACGCGCTGCTCATGGCCGTCGCGAACACGATCGGCGACGACGCGATCGGCGAAAACGAAGGCGTCGAAATCCTGGAATCGCTGCAAGCCGAATGCGAAGCGTTCGCGACTGCGGACGCGGCCGAAACCGCGCCGCCGGCGGCGCCGCCGGTCGTCGTTGACGCCTCGGCCGGCTTCAACGTCCGCAGTCCGGAAATCGAAAGCCGATTACGCGACCTTGGACGGCGGCTAAAGGCCGATATGCCGGCCGGCTTCGGTTTCACGCTGTTTCTGTTTTCCTACGGTCCGACCGGACTGCCAGGTGAAGGTGAAGGCGGCGCGACGTTCTATCTCAGCACGGCAAACCGCGACGACATGCTGTCCGTACTGCGCGAATTCATGCGGAGGCAGATCCAGTGAAAGCCACAATCGAAAGCACCGATCGCGTGATCGACATCGTGACCGCCGGCGGCAGCGTGCCGGCGCGTATCTGGCAAGGCACGACGGACGGCGGTATCGCGATTCAAATGATGGTCACGCGGATCGCGGTCAAGTCGGCCGACGATACCGCGGCATTCGATCGCGAACTGCACGCGACGCCAGCCGTCCGACCGTCCGAACCGCAAGCGTTTCCGGCGCGGCTGGTCCTGTGACGATTACCGGACGCTGGACCGATCGCGGCGGCGTCGTGTATGTCGACGGCCGGCGGCTGGATCCGCGGCCGTCACAAGCCGTCTGGAACCATTCGCCGACCGGCTTTTGTTGGGGCTATGCCGGCAGCGGACCGGCGCAGCTGGCGCTGGCGATCCTGTTACACGCTGGCCTGACGCCGCGCCAGGCGGTCCATTACCATCAGCGATTCAAACGCGAGGTGATCGCGCCGCTGCCGCGCAATGCCTTTCAGATCGAAATCGACGTCGGCGCCTGGATCGCCAGCCAGGACGACGCGACGACCTGGCGCGACCTGGACGACGGCGACCTGCTGGCGGACTTTCTGCGGCGCGGTCAGGCGGCACAAGCCGCCGTCGACGCCGTGATCGCTGGCGTCGATCGTGCTGCCGGTTCGGTCGGAGGTACGACAGATGAGCGACACGACGCCGAACACGCCCGGCGGCGTCGCCGGCGGCTTCGGCCCAGTCAGCCGATCCAGCCAGGCCAGCCGAACCGACCAGGCCAGCCGGACCGGCCGGGCGCAACCGATCACGACGCCGCCGGACGTCGACGACGACGACGCCGGACGCCGGCGACGGTAGCGATCGATCCGCCGGCGACGAAAGGCAAACGCCGATGAAAACCGCCGCCGGCGGATCCGGCGACGCCGGCCGAATGGCAGGAGGTCCGTCGATCTGGCATCGGCGCTGCTGGCGCTGGACGCGGCGCGGCAGTTTGGCCTGGTGACGGGCGGACCGGTCGTCCATGTGGACCGCTGCGTGACGTGGCTGGACCGTGGCGCCGCGGCCGGCTATCAACCAGGACCGGACGCGATCGATCGGCTGATTCTGGCGCTGCACCGGCCAGGCGAAAGTCGGTCTGAAACCGGCGCAAAGTCGAAAGTGAAACTAAGTGAAACTGAAAGTGAAACTGACGGTGATGTTTCTAACACTGGATCGCCGTAAGTCGTTTGTTTGCTTGGGGCCGGCGGCGCGACTTGAACGCGCGACCTGCTGATTACGAATTATCCGCAGATCGCAGTATTTCCTTAGCAAATTCGGTCAGTCTTACTTACCCTCGCGACCGGTCGCGTCTGGTCGCGACATCGGATCGGGGGCGAAAGTGGTAACAGCCTGCGCGACCGGCGGCGACGGCCAAACGATCGCCGTTCTCGGACTGACACGCGGAAATGTCGACCGGCTGATCGCCGGCGAACCGATCCGCGTGACGGCAGAAACACACCCCGGCTTTCCGGCGAGTTTCGTCGTTATGCTGTTTTTCGGCGAAACGGATCGCGACTGCGCGAATCAGCTGGCGCCGCTGATCGGACCACGGACGAAAGTCGTCGCCGTACCAAAGACAGCAGGTCAGTCGTCATGAGTAAGCGATCGAAACGCGGCACGACGTTCGGCTGGACGACCGATCCGGAAGTGCTCGCCGACCTGGCCGCGCTGGTGTCACGCGCCGCAGTCCAGATCCAGCCGTCCGACGTGTTCGTGATCGACGCCGACGAACACGTTTCTGACGAATCGGTCGGCGGTCAGCGGACGCGGATCGTCCTGGTCCTGCCGCGAGCGCTGGCGACGTCAGGCAAACGAAAATGACGCGCCGGCGCGATTTTCAGGTACTCGAAAAAACCGAACAGGCGAATACGGTGCAGCTGTTCGCGACGATCGGCGCCGACGTGTACCAGCTCGGCACGCGCCGCCCGCGCGGTCGGCCGTGTCCGTGCTGCGGCACGTTCGTCAGCGAATTTCAGGGGACGTGCCAAACGCCTGGTATTTCCGATCTGGTCGTCTTTCTGCCAGGACACGCCGGCGGCGACGGTCCGCGGCCGGTCCTGTTCCTGGAACAGAAAGCCAGCGGCGGACGATTCAGTCCGGCGCAGACACACTTTCGCGACGTCGTACAGCGGTCGACGGCCGAATACGCCGCCGGCACGGTCGACGACGTGATCGCCTGGCTGGAACAGCGCGGTTATCTACGCCGCGGCGGCGGCTGGCAGTCGCGATCGGACTGGGAAACGAAAGGTTAATCACGAATGCGCGATCGCTGTTTCATGTGGATCGCCTGGCGTCTGCCGCGGCGCCTCGTGTACTGGTGTGTCGTCCGCGTCGCGACACACGAACCAACGAACATGACGCTGGAAGAATTCGCGGCATGGGAACAGGTACCGGCGCGTTCGATCATGGACGCCTTACAGCTGTGGAGCAAGCCGTGACGACCTTTCAACGCATGCGGTCCGCCGCCGACGTGCTGCGGCTGCGTGTCAGTCAGCAGCGGGCGATCGCGCTGCACTATCACTGCCGCCTGGCGGTCGAAACCGTCCATCCGCGTTTCGGCTGGCGGCACGCCGGCCATAGCGTCCGGCTGACGGTCAATTCCGGTTACGAATGACTGGAGGCCGGATTCGGCGGGCCAGTTTGGCACGTCAGCACGGCCGGCGGCGACACGCTTACCAGGCGACTGCTGGCGTATGCCGTGCTGGACGGCGCGGGCGATCGCCGGCACGAATGGATCGAACTGAACGATCGATTTATTCATCTGCGCCGGCGGCTAACCGACAGCGAAGCCGCAATCGTCGGACCGGTCGTCGACGTCCGCCGCACGATCGACGCGGAACGACGATTCGCGGCGGTACGATCGTACCTGCCGCCTGGCTGGATCGATGTCGTGTGATCAGCGCCGGCGGAACCGTTCGGCGCGCGGACAGTTCCAGTGTGAATCCGTGCGATCGAACACGCCGATTCGTTCGCCGGTCAGAAAGTCGGTTTCGATCGTTCGCGCCAGCGCAAAGCGATTCATGGGCATCAATTTGCCGGCCAGCGTTTGAAACCAGACGATCGCGGCGCCGCAGCCGCGACACGTTCCGTCACGACGGCTTGCGATGATCAGTTTCATAGTCTGCAGTTCAGCTGTTTCGATTGTCACACTGAACCGGCGGTATTGACTGTCGGTCGAACTACTAGATATAGGGGTCCGGACATGACCGACCTCGGCGACGCGGACACGATCCGCCGCTGGTGTGAACGGCTGGCGTCTACCGCGTTCATGCAGTCGATCCGGCCGAACGGTCAGCCGTACCTGGACCGGTATTTCCTGGCCGGCTGGAATCCGATCCGCAAACGGTCCGGACCGGCCGTGTTCCTACACCATTTCGTCGGCAGCGATCCGGCCGTCGCGGTTCATTCGCATCCGTGGGGTTGGTCGAGCAGCCTGATCCTGGTCGGCGGCTATCGCGAGGAACGCTGCCGCGGCGCCGGCGACGAACGCGACGTCCGCTGCTACGTGCCAGGTGACGTCAATGTGTTACGGCCGGACGACCGTCACCGAATCGACCTGATCGGCGACGACTGCTGGACGTTGTTTCTGGCCGGCGATCTGGACAAAGCCTGGTCGTTCTATTCGACATGCTGAGGTAACGAACATGCCGCTATCGCTTGCTGTCGTGCTGCTGATCCTGGCGCTGATATTCGTCGTCGTGTCGGCCGTGCGGCCGTTTCCGATCTGGCCGGCCGTGCTGTGTCTGATTCTCGAGCGCGCGATCGCGCTCGGCTGGAAATGACCTGGCCGATAACGATCCATCTGGACGACGACGGCCGCGCCTGGTGTGGCGCCAGGTCCGTCACGCCGGCGCAGCTGAGTAAGTTCTTAGGTCCGGTGACGTGCCAAGCATGCCGCGCCGCCTGGCTGCGAACGCTGGCGCAGATGATCAAACGCTGACACGGACGCCAGTATGCCGACGCTACCGCTGTCGTTCTGTCGAACGCCTGGCTGTTCGGTCCTGGTCCGCCGCGGCTTCTGTCGCGAGCACCGTTCGCAGTCGGTCGCGAAACCGGACGCCGAACGCTGGTATAACAGCGCCCGCTGGCGACATCCGGTCTATGGCATGCGAGCGCGCGTGTTACGTGAACAGCCGTTCTGCGCTGGTCCAGGTTGTACGCGAGCGCTGGTCGACGGTAACGCCGACGTCGATCACGTCATTCCGCACAGAGGCGATCCGCGACTGTTCTGGTCACGGTCGAACCTGCAGGGGTTATGTCACCGATGCCATGCGGCCAAGACACGCGCCGGCAGCTGACATGCGGCATCGCGTCCGATCACGGCTGTTACATCCGGACGCCGCGGCGGCACGCTGCCGCGCCGCGTTCGTCGAGTTCTACGGCGAGCACGCCGCCGCCGAACGCCAGCGCCAGATCGATCAGCTGCCGGTCGTCGACTGGCGCGGTCAGCGAATGCATACGCTTCGCTGTCACGGTACGACCGGCCGCGGACCGCATGACTACAATGTGCCGACCGCGCTGCTATGGGCGCTGATCGACTTGCGCCGGTTCGTCTGTCCGTTCCATCACAGCAGTCTGTAGCTGAACCGTCCAGGATGGCGCCAGAACGCGCTGGATCCTGGACATGCTGTGACCTGCGGTCCGGTCCGAACTCGCCACAACGGTCAACGTCGCCAGCGCCGCGGTCGTTCGCCGGCGATCGCGTCGGCGACGGTCGGTCCGTCCGGTCCGGGGACCGGGGGGTGGGGGCAAAAAAAAAGGGAAACGCTGTCTGCAGGCCTCCCGTCGA